AGATTGCTGGAGTATCTGCACAACGTGAAGGTCAAGTTTCCAATAGAGAAACTCTTGGTGGTGTAGAAAGAGCAGTAAATCAATCTAGTCATATTACTGAATACTGGTTTATGTTACATGAACAATTTAAAATTAGAGCTTTAGAATGTTTTCTTGAAACTGCTAAAATTGCTTTAAAAGGTAATAATAAAAAAGTTCAATATATATTAGACGACCAATCTATTGAAGTATTAAATTTAGATTCGGAAGAATTTTGTGAAAACGATTATGGTTTAGTTATAACTTCTAGTTCTAAAACACAAGAACTTGAGCAAATGATTAAACAAAATGCACAAGCATTTTTACAAAATGGTGGAACTATGTCTACTATTATGGATATATATTTCAGTCCTTCATTATCAGATATGCGTAGAAGACTTGAAGAAGCAGAAGATCAAATACATCAACGTAATTCTGAAGCATCTCAACAACAATCTAAAGATGCACAAGCTGCAATGGCACAAGCTGCTGAAATAGAAAATAGAAAATTAGAATTAGAACAATATAAAGTTGATAAAGATTCTGATACTAAAATTTATATTAAACAACTTGAATTAAGTATGCAACCAGATGAGGTTGTTGAAGATGATGGTGTAGTTAATCCGTTAGATGTTGAAAAGTTAAATTTAGATAGAGAAAAAGTTAAAAATTCTCATATGGAAAAAATGATAGCTTTAAATCAAGATATGTTGAAGCATAAAGATCAAATGGATGCTAAAAAAATAGATCAAAGTATTAATAGAATAAAAAAGAAAAGTGTGAAATAGCTATTAGGAGCTTATTAAAAATGTAATATTTTAACGTATTTATTTGGAATAAGCTCAAAAATAGTTTATCTTTGTAAACTTTATAAAATATGGGAGAAAATTATGGAAGATAAAAACGATTTAATGTCAATCTTTAATTCTGGACAAGAGTTTAATTTTGATAGTCAATATCTAGATGAAGATACTGACGACAATGATGAAAATGATGAATCATCAAATGATGATTTAGATGATAAAAATAAACCTATCGAGGGTGAAGACTCGGATGAAGTAGATGGGGATGAGGACGGTAATAGTGAAGGTGATGACTCAGATGATGATTCTTCTCCCAACTTATATTCTTCTATCTCAGATGTTCTTATTGAACAAGGCTTATTGCCTTCACTAGAGTCTTCAAAAGATATTAAAGATGTAAATAGTTTTACAGAAGCTTTAAAAATTGAAATAGATAATCAAACTAAATTAAAAGTAGATCAATATCTTAATAATTTAGATTTAGAAAAAATTGCAATTTCTCAAAAGAATTTAATTGAATTAGATTCTATGACAGAAGATTATTTAAAAGATAATCTTGAAACAGCTAAAGATATAATTTTAATAGATTATATTAATCAAGGTCTATCAGAAGATAGAGCACGTAAAATGTTACGTAAAACAATTGATTTAGGTGAAGATGTTATTGTTGAAGAAGCTTTAGAATCAAAAGAAAGTTTAAAAGTTTTTGAAAGTAAACAAGCAGCTTTAGAATTACAACGTGTAGAGCAAGATAAAATAAATCAAGCTAAAGAACAAGAAAAAATAGATAATTATATTAAGCAGTTTATTTTTGATTCTAAAGAAGTAATTAAAGGAATACCAAACACTAAAGCAATTAGTGATAAGGTATTTAAAACTATGACTGAAGTTGTTGCTAAGAATCCTCAAACAGGAGAATTAGAAAATAAGTTCATGAATGATAGATCAAAAAATCCAATAGAGTTTGATACTAAAATGTATTATCTTTATGAGTTAACAAATGGATTTAGTGATTTAAGTAAAATAAAAACAGTAGCTACATCAAGTGCTACTAAAAATTTAGAAAAAGCAATCCGCAAAGTAAAATTTGAGGATAATGGAACACCAGGTTATCTTACAGATCCTGCTAGTTATACTGGCGGTAATTTTGGAAGTGAATTGGTTATTTAATAATAAAAAATTAAAAACAATTAAAATTAAATTAAATGAGTTTAGGTAAATTTGTAATGACCAAAGGAAAAGCTTGGTCAGGTTTAACACTAAAAAATCACATTGGTGCTATTTTTGGAACACAACCACAATTAGTTTCTCCATTAACAACTGTGTTGTTACAAAACTCAGGAATGAAAAACTTAGATACAACTTTGTCTTTGTTTCCTGAAAAAGTTCTTAACAGTGCAGATGATTTCGTATGGAAAGTAGTTGGAAGTGATGAAAGAAATATTCCACTTGTGGAAGCAAGATTTCAAGGTTCTGTAGTAAATGGTTCTACAACTAATGTAGGTATTGCAAGAACAAAATTCCAATTAGTATTTGGAGAAAAATGGTTTACAAAAATGCATGTTATTGCAGGTCCTAGACCAGATGTATATCAAATTAGAATTTTAGAAGATCCTTTTGAAGAAGGTTCTAACTATGTTTACGAATGTGAAGTTTGGGGTGGTCAAGAATCATTAGCAGGTATTCCTGGAGATGAGCTTTTACCTGGAAACAGATTTAGTATTGAATCTGCTTACTCTGAAGATGAACTTTCTATTCAAGGTGCGGGAATTCAATTTACTTCACCTTACTTAATGAGAAACTCAGTTTCTACATTACGTATGGAACATAAAGTTTCTGGAGCAATGATTGATTGTAAAGTAGAACCTGTTTATTTTGCAGGTATTGAAACAAGAGATCCTAACACAGGAAAAGTACACAAGTCAACAACTTGGATGCAAGAAGTTTATTGGCAGTTTGAAAAAGCCTTCTCAAGAATTAAATCACGTACAATTATGTTTGGTAAAACAAACAGAGATGAGAACGGACGTTACTTGAATAAAGGTAATGCTAATATTGAAATTAAAGCAGGTTCTGGTATTAGAGAACAAATGGAAGTAAGTAATACAATTACTTACAACATCTTCTCAATGAGAATGCTTGAAGATGCTCTTTCTGAATTGTCAGAAGGTAAATTAGATTGGAACGAACGTAAATTTATGTTACGTACTGGAGAAAGAGGTGCTGCTCAATTTAATAGAGCTGCAACTGCTGCTGCTTCAGGATGGAAAGCAATGTTTGATAATACTAATCAAAACGCTATCAATAAAACTTCTTCTAAATTTCATGAAAATGCATTTAAAGGAGGTTTCCAATTTACAGAATGGTTAGCACCTAATAACATCCATATTATGTTAGAGGTTGATCCAATGTATGATGATAAAGTTCGTAACAAAATTCTTCACCCAGATGGTGGTGTTGCAGAATCATATCGTTATGATATTCTTTACATTGGTTCAATGGAAGAGCCTAATATCCAAAAAATTAAAGTACGTGGTGATGATGAACTACGTGGTTATATGGCTGGTATTAGAGATCCTTTCTCTGGACGTAGAGGTGGAGTTATGCAGTTAATGGAAGATTCAGCTACTATGACAGCAATGTGTGGTACTGGAGCGATGGTGAAAGATCCTTCTAGAACAATGACTTTTAAACCAGCGTTGTTAGACTAATATTATAAAGGCTTTTAAAGGTTGTGCCCAAAACAACCTTTATTTTTAAAAAACTAATAAGAAGAAAATACAATGGGAGAAGTATTAGAAAAAACATTTACGTTACCACAAAAAACAGTAACTGTAAAATATATTAAAAGAAAAAAAGGAATGGCTTCAAATGTTAGTGAAGACCATGTTATTTCAGGAGGAATGTTGTCAGGTTCTGTAAAAAGATATTGTACACCGCTTATGAGAAACGGTTCATTAGCTAATGTTTTAAATTCTGCTGAAAAAGAAGAATTAGAAAAACTAACAGGTTTAAATTTATCTATATATAGTGATTTCTGGAAAGAACATTCTATATCTTTATTTAAAGAAGATAATCTTTTAGATTTAAGTAATCCTTTAGATTATATTTCATATAAAATTCTTTTATCATATAAAAATGATATTTGCTCTACATGGGCAGAAAGAAATTCAAAACAAACTTATGAGTTTGTAATTGTTTCAGGAGATGAAGAACTTAACGAAAAGAAAGTTAGTTATGATTCTAAAAAAGAAGCATTTAAATTATATGGTAAAATTGAAGATGATAAAGATAAACTATTAGGTATTCTTAAATTATTAACAAACAAACCAATATCTTCAGATTCTACACTTACTTGGTTACAAACTAAAGTTGAAGAATTTATCGATAGTAAAGCAAAATTGTTTGTAGATTTAATGAAAGATTCTAAATTTGAAACTAAATTGTTAATTCAAGATGCTGAAGAAAAAGGATATGTTAAAAAATCTGGAAATAAATATTCAACTATTGATGGTTTAGATTTATGTGAAAATGGTCAAATTCCTACTTTTGAAAATGCAATTGCTTATTTAGATAATCCTAAACATCAAGATGTTCGTGGAATTATTGAAGCTAAGCTTTTAAATAAAAAATAATAAATGACAGTTCAAGAATTTAAAAACGAATTTAATATTCATTACAACGCAATAGCTACTCAAAGTGCTCCATCTATAGATGATTATGAATTATCTGTATATTTAACAAAAGCTCAATTAGAAGTTATAAAAAATTATTATGATCCAGCAAGTAATAGAAAACTAAAAGGGTTTGAAAATTCTGAAAAAAGAAGAGTTGATTTAAAAGAATTAATAAAAGAATATAATACAAATACTGAAATAAATACAACTTTAGGATTAACAAATGATTCTAAGTTTTATAAAATTCCAGATGATGTTTTTTTAATTGTATTTGAATCTTTAAAAAGCAATATTAATAATTGTGGTGAAAAAGATTTAACTGTAGTTCCAAAAACACACGATGAGTTTAATGTTCAATATGGAAATCCTTTTAAAAGACCTAATAAAAATAAAGTTTGGAGATTAGATATATCTAAAATTAATAACGATAAAGTTGTAGAGTTAATTACTCCTAATACAATATCTAATTATAAAATAAGATATATTAAATATCCAAAACCAATAATAATTTCTAATTTATCTACAACTTTTCCAGGAGAAGGATTATCTATAAATGGTTTTACAAATATTCAACAATGTGAATTAGACCAGGAAATCCATTCTGAAATATTAGATAGAGCTGTTGAGTTAGCTCTTAGAGATTACAAACCTTCTAATTTAGAATCAAAAATTCAATTAGACCAAAGAAACGAATAATAAATTAAAATTAAAATAAATTATGTACGGACCAAATCAAGTTGGTGAATTAATAATTGGTAATGCTGTAGCTAGTGAAACAACAATTCAAACGTTTGTTGCAACAGCAAGTGATAAAGAATTAAAAGTTCTTTCCGCTGACGGTACAGCAGCAGCAGCTAATGTTCCTTTTAAATTAGTTCAAAAAACAGCAGGTGATGCTGGTAAAGGATTAGACTATGAATTTTCAGATGTTATTGATCCAAAATATGTTGAAAAAGTTACAGTAAAAGCATATGCTCCTGAAGTTCAAAAATCAGTTGCTGTTGCTGGATTTACTGGTAATGTTTTAGCTAATCATACTTATGTAGCTGAAATTAGATTGTATAATGATGGTGGTTCATTATCTCCTGAAAATTTTGCAGTTATTTCTGGATATTACACAACTGGTGCTAATATTACTGGAATTACAGACGCTGTAATTAGAGATGGTGTTTTAGCATCTCTAAGAAAAAATCTTATTAAGAGAGGTGATTCTGAATTTGTAACAGCAACAACTGCTTCTCCAGTAGGTTTTACAATCACTGGAAAAGTTCAAAAATTTGTTCCTGGTAAAATTGAAGGTAGATTGATTGAATTTGATGTAATTGCTAAAACTTTCCAAAATGTTCAAGATATTACACAACCACAACAAAACTTAGGATTGCTAACAGCTACAGTTACAGCAACTGCTAATCCTGGTTCAGGAACAGCTAAATTTGCTGCTAATTTTGAATGGTTTGTTAAAGGTATGAAATATGATCCAGCAAGACAAGTAGGTTATCCTGTAGATTTTGCTACACCATATTACGCTAGTCCTACAGGCTTGTATAATACAATTCAAATTGTTTATTACAGTCCACGTAAAGAAACTAGTGTTGAAAGACAATATAAAGTGTTAACTACACTTATTGATAAAGGTACAGACACATTGGCAAATAACGCTAATACTAACACAATTCTTACTTCAATTAGAACTGCTGTTGCAAGTAATGCTATTGTTCCTGCTAATTTAGCTGTAGTATAATATTAAACCTAATTATAAGGAGTCAGAGTTTTGTACTCTCGACTCCTTTTTTATATAAAATATGATAACAATAAATAATTTTTCAATTATAGACAACGGTAATAAGTTAGCTATAGATGTTGAAACAGTAGAAAGTTATAACATAACTTCAATATTATTATGGAATATGGATACTTTTAAAGATTATTCATTAGCTACTAATTTAAGTTATAAATTAGAACAAGTTAATAATAAAGAAGTGTTTATTGTTACAGCTACAGAATTAGGTATTTTAAAATTTGAAGATATATATTTTATAGAAATAGAAAGTGATGCACCTTCAGAAGAATGTACAAATTGTTTAATTCCTGCTTTAGGAATTACATATAATCTGTTACCTTATTATGAATGCATGTTGAATAATTTAATAAATAGTGAAATAGACGGTTGTAAAAATTGTGATAATTTTTCAAATAAAGGTTTACTAATTACAATTAATTTATTAATTGATTCTGTAAAAAAATCAATAGAACTAGGTTTTTATTTACAAGCTATAGCAAATGTAAATAAATTAAAAAAACTATGTTCTTTAAGTAAATGTGTTAATTGTGGAACATTAACATGTAGTTCTTGTAGTCAATTTAATCAAGCATAGAATGTTAGAAATAAATGAAACAAACAATATTAGTGTTATAATTAGTTCTTTAGATAAAATATATAAAAAAGGTCAATTAACTGGAAAATTAGATAGTTCTAATTTATACATATTAAGTATTATTTATAATTTATTAGATAATTGTTGTTTAGAATTAACTAATGAACAAAGAATAATATTAATGGACATGTATAGAAATATATATTTTTGTTCTGAAAATATTTGTAAAGTTTCTAATATTAAAAAATATAAAATTGAACCTAAAATTGTTTTCGAACAAGCTGAAGTTACAGATTGTAATCAATTTACTAAATTTGAAAATATATATTATTGGCAAGAAGAAAACTTTAATTATGATATTGAAGATGTTTTACCATTAATTTCAGAAACAGGATTTTTTCAAAATAAACTTTTTGATACAGAAGTTAATTTTAACACTGGTGTAAATTGTACTTTTTCAAAAATAGGATATGTTTGTTTTGCAATATTAGATAGTTTAGAAACAGATACATATGAAATATATGATGTCTTAAATAATAATGTTACAAATATGTTTGATGTTGATTATGCTAACGATATTAAAACAAAATTATTTGTTTCAAAAAATATATATAGTCATTCTATAACTAATTTAAAAATAAAAAAACAATAATGGATTATAGTAATATAACAGGAGGTTTAAGAATACCTTCTCAAATACCTTTAGATGTAAAACAATTTTCTAAAGATGAAGATACTTTAGCGTATTTAGGTATTGATGATAATTTAGCTTTTACTTATTACGACAAATTAAAAGTATTTTGTAAAACAGAAAAAACAACATATGAATGGAGAGAAGTTCAATCAGGTGAAGAAAATACAGGACTTGTTCCTTTAGATTTTACATATCCTGCAAATACAATAACAGCAGATGTTGATTATTCAAATAAAACTTATAACTTTTTTAAAGTAGAAACTGTTGAATTTATTGTTGAAAACTCAATAACATCTATAGGTGAAGGTGAAGAAATTTATAATGGTTTTAATGAAACTACTAAAAAACATGAAATAAAAACTATAGATTCTTCAACATTATCTATTAATACAATAGATGGTACATTATTTATAGAACAACCTTCAACATCAACAATTCCTGCATTATATGTAAATAATCTTTATGTTCCTACTGAAGAAGAATTTTTAGCTGGAAACACTAAAGGTTTTGGAACATTAGCTAAACCTTTTACAGATACAGTTACAGCTTATGTTTCTGGTGAACCAACAATAACACCAAATACAGCTATTCAAAATGCTTTAGATGCTTATGTCGGAAATACAGAAATTTATTCAAGATTAAATCCACAAAAATCAGGTCAACAAATTATTGTTCAAAATAATACAACAGGTTATACTTTTCCTAATAATTTAAGTTATACTAATTTAGATTTTAGAGTTCAAGGTAGTGTTTTAGGAACTACTACTGATATGGTTATAGATATGGATAATTCTAGTTATTTTAACCCTACAACATCTGGAGCTAAAATAACAGTAGAGGATGGTGGTTATCTAACTTTTAATAATTCTTTAGGTTTTAATAACTCAGGTAATACCAATAATGCAGATACTTACTTAACAGGAAGAACTTTAACATTAAATACTTTAGGTTCAGGAGAAATTAGATTTCCTTATAATGGAGCTGACGTATTAACTAGATATATTCTAAATGGTGAAGGTAATAACAATAATGGTAATTTACATTTTGTAGTGAAAGCAAAACTAGTTGCAGATTATCAAGGTGTTTATTTTTCTAAAAATAAAAATAGAATTGATTTTTATAAAGAAGCTCGTTCTGGATTTTTTAATGGTAGTTGTAATATTAATTTAAAAGCTTTTCATTCTACAGGTGGTCAAATAAGATTTTATGAAGAAGGTTCTTTATCTATAAGTTCAAATGTATCTAGTAGAACATACGGTATTACTTTTGAACCAACAGCAAACGGAATAGGTTATAATTCTTTTGAAATAAATTCATCAATCATAAACTATAA